CTTAGGCTGGTTACGAGTTCCAGCTGCACTCTATTTATGTGCTCGATTTAGAAGTTCAATTGGCTTCTGAACATGACTGCTCGATCACCATTCACTCTACTACCTGCTGTGCCTACCGCGTGGTCATACTTGGTATCCACATAGTTCAACATAAATCTTAGATTTTCAGTTGCGAACCATGTGATACCGTATGTGACGGCTGTGGCACGATTGGTTTTACCGGCTGCTACTGCAATCGGGCTTGCATCAAACTCGCTCGTACGCACACCCGCTTGCCAAGCACCGCGACCACCTTTATCTACTGGATTGTTGGGCTTTAAACTACCAAACACGCCATCTCGATAACTATAATTTTCGCCAGTTAAGTTATAAACCAAGAAAATATAATGCCCTTTGATTTCTTGATCTGCGCCTGTGGTAGGATCATATTTGAATCCAAATTGTTCTGCTTGAATTTTGAATGCATTGTAAGCAAATGCAGCCTCAAGTCCTTGACGAGTTCTTGTGGTAATACCGCCCAACGCAGGACCTGTAAAGAAAGCATTTTGAGCACGAGCCTCGTTTCTGGCACTGGAAGGTGTTACACCACCTCGGATTTCACCTTGGCTGTATGCTGCACCCACATGTGCTATAAATGCCTTGCTTCCAGCCAAGTCGGCGATGTTGGTAGTGATACGACCAACATAGTCTAAACTGTCAGACACTGCATCTTTGTTGGCACGACCACGACTCACTGCCAGTTGATATGTCAATCCAGGCTTGGGAATGCCATGTAGCATAAATCCAGTTTCTTTGCCTGGAATGAACTCGCCCTCAACTTGACCAATTAGGCTACGCTCCATGAATTCAATGTTGTTGGAACTAGTTAGCTGTTCTAAACTGAATGGCATCTTGAACAGACCAAATTGAAATTGTGCTTCTGGATTGGCAGCATAATTGACCCAGGCCACGTCCATTGTGGTACTTGAGCTGGCTGCACCCACATCGTTGCCTAGATTACCAACCACTTCGTATTTGAAGTCTTTCTGGAACTGGCCACGCACACCAAATCTGGCACGACGGATTTCAGCTAGGTTCTGATACGTATCCGTGGTTTGACCTGTACTGTAATCCGGTGTGTATTGACGATAGTCCATGTGTAATCGACCTGTAAGTTGGATGGTATTGTTTCCATCTTTACTTTTGAGTCCGATTCCGTTTTCTGTAACTGATCCGTCATTTGCTCTAGCTTGTCTATATTTGACTGACTCGCTAACATCTCGGTCAATTCTCTGTTCGGCAAACTTTTTGTTTTCTGCTTTTTCTTCATGCGCTTGGACTTTAACATCATATTCCTTTTGTGTCAATATGCCTTTGTCACGTAGAATATTTAGAGTATCCAAATATTCATCTGCGTATGCAGGCACACTAAACACTAAACTGATAGCCAGTGCAATTTTTGTAAAAGTTTTCATTATTATCTCCAAATTGGATTATTGTCTGGACCACGGAAGTCTCGTTTCCAGTTCTCTTGAACTAGTTTGATTACATCAGTTGGCATGTGAACATATTCTAGTTCTGTTGACATTTGGCCACCGTTTTTGTATGCCCAGTCAAAGAATTTTAATACAGCACGACCTGTAAGTGCGTCTGCTTGTTGACGATGCATGAGAATGAAACTTGCTCCTGTGGCTGGCCATGCATCTCGACCTGTTTGCCAAGTTAATAGCAAATACATTCCTGGAGCATTGTTCCAGTCTGCATTAGCGGCTGCTGCTTTAAATGTAGTATCGTCAGGCAATACAAAGTTACCATCACGATTCTTTACTGCTGCATAAGGAATCTTATTACGTTTTGCATATGCATATTCCACGTAACCAAATGCACCTTTTAGTCTCTGCACTTGAGCTGCCACGCCTTCATTGCCTTTACCACCTACACCCACTGGCCATTTTACTGCTGTGCCTTCACCTACTGTTTTTTGAAAGTCTGCGTTAGCTTTTCCTAAAAAGTTTGTCCAAATAAATGTAGTTCCTGATCCATCTGCACGATGAATGACTGTAATATTAAGTGATGGTAAATTAACACCGGGATTTAATTCCGCAATTGCTCGATCGTTCCACTTAGTAATTTTACCAAGATGAATGTTTGCGATAACTTCGGGCGTAAGTTTTAGTTTGCCTGTTTCAACACCTTCAAGATTAAACACAGGCACAACACCACCAATAATGGCTGGAAATTGAACAAGACCTTCTTTGTCTAGTTCTTCTTTTTTGAGTGGCATATCGCTAGCACCAAAGTCCACTGTTTTTGCTTTGATTTGACGGATGCCACCGCCACTACCAATACTTTGATAGTTTAATCCAATGCCGGTTTGTGCTTTATAGGCTTCGGCCCATTTGGCATAGATTGGATATGGGAATGTAGCACCTGCTCCAGTAAATTCAGCAGCTGATACGGTTAATGCAAATGTAGCAAATACAATTGCTATAAGTTTTTTCATCTGTAATCTCCATTATATGTGCATCGCACAATAATATTTAAACACGCAAAGATTACAGTTCCGTTACAAAACCGTGATTTTACAAAATATTTTTGCCATAAAAAAAGCCCGCCTAAGCGAGCTTGTTTTGTGCTGACTTGGATCAGTCAACTAGACCCATTGCAATGGCTTTGTAACCAGCTGCAATGATCTTGCGGCTAGCCTTACCATGACGGTATTCGGTTACACGAACGCCATTACCTGCTTTACGGGTATTAGCATACACAGGAAAACCTGCATAACGAATTTCGCTGATGGTAGCACGTGGATTCTTGATTGAGAATCGCTTGGTGATCTGGCTAGCAGTCAGGGACTCACCGTCAAGGACGAGAGCACGGAACAACTTACCTTGTTTTGTATTAAGGTCAAACATTAAATATCTCCTAAAAAAGATATGCTGTACGACAGCATTCAAGTATTATATTAGATAGTTTTGGATTTAGCAACAACTTTTTTGTTCTTTTTAGTTTTTTTCTTTACCAAACTCCAAGAACCATCTTTGTTGTCTAACCACTCTAGTACATCACCTTCTTTCCATTTCAGTTCATCTAAAATTTCTTGTGTAAATGGAAGAACAAGATCACCTGTATCAGGATCTTGTTCGATAGTTAAGGTCCACGACTTTAGGGTCATTCTTGTTCCTTCTCTCCGCGATTACGAGAACTGCGTGTGCGTGATGCTTGTTCTTTTACTTTAACAAACTCCCTGATCAAGTGACGTTCACGATCTTTATTAAAAGAAAGTATGGCCATTGTCTTTTCAGTTTTATGAATTTTTACTGCTTTTGGATCATACGACATTATTTTCTCCTTAGTTTTTTGTATCAGGAAAAGGCCAAGCCGGCATTGAATTAGTAATTTCTTTCTCTTCACTTGGATTTATTTTTGCTAATTCATCAAAGGTAATTTCTTCCCCATCTTCTTTAAAATCTACAACATTCCCATCTTTGTCGGCACAGATGATACGTACTTGATTGCCCGCTTCATCTTCGATAAGAATAGGTCCCCAAATCCAAGCTTCGGTATCTGTTTGACTCCAACCTTCTTCCTCTTCTAATACTTCATATACACTAGATTCACCAAAACGTTCTAGTAGTGATTCTTGTTCATCCTCATCCATATCTTCAGGAAAATCAAAATCTTCCCAACATCCATCACTCATTACATCAAGTTCAGAATTTATTATATTGTTCGCACAACAATCATACATGTTTATGCTGTCTAGTTTACCGTCGCCGCCGGGCACATAAGCAAACTCAAACTCCGGAGGGCTATCGTCATCAGTCTCGACAAAAAAACTGCTCCATCTATATCCAGTTTTACGAACTATTGATTGTTCGTCTTTGTAGTAGTATTCGTGCTCTTCGCACGATTTTTTATAATAAGTTGATACTTTCCAATTGGCCATTTTAGTTTCCTTTTAGTTCTTTCATTACCAGGTCTTTAGCACGTTGATCAAGTTCAGCATTTTCTGCTGCTATAATGTAGCCGGCTAAATCTGTAACGAATTCTTGTACCACTTCTTTCCCGTTTGGCGTGAAGCTACTGTACTCTTTACCTACACTGCTCTTATAGTAATAACGATTGTTGTTCATTATTTCTTTAAGACCACCGTACATCAATTCTTTAATTGCTTGTTTATCCATTACAAACCCTTTACATTTTTTCGCCTGCTGTAAATCCTCTAAACCGTAGGAAACGCGGAAACCGTAGCGAGTAAGTGCCATCTTGATTTTGAGTGATAGCATCGGCACGAACTTCAAC